CCTTCTCGCCGTGCCTACGAGTCGGGTATCCACAGGTTGTCCACAGGCGTTATCCACAGGCTGCCTGTGGATAACGTTTTCCACAGGTTGTCTTTAGGTCACGGAGAGTGACGAAATGCCACCGTCGCCTAAGCCGAATAAGGTTGGCTATACGCCTACGACTTACGACTGGCTGTATCTGCCGTCGAAAGGTCGGAAGGGCAAGACGCCGGCGATGCCGACGCTCATCGAATGGTCCGACGACGACCGGGCGTATTGGCGCCAGCTCTGGCGTATGCCGCAGGCGATGGCGTGGGAGGCGCTCGGTCACGAGGAGTTTGTAGCTCGGCTCGTGGCGTTGCGGGCTGCGTTCCGGGAGTCGCAGTCGCCGAGAGTCTCGGCCGAGATGCGCCAGCTCGAGGACCGGCTCGGTCTGAACCCGAAGTCGATGATGCAGTTGCGTTGGCGGATTGTTGCGGACGAAGTGCAGGCCCGCCGGCAGCCGGTCGACATTCCCGGCTCGTCGGCGCGTGACCGGTTGCGGTCCGTCGGGTCGTGATCGTCTCGTGGCCCGATGTCGGACCCGACACGGTGTCGCTCGGCTGGGAGATCGTCGACCTGATCGAGGCCGACCTGCGGATCCCGACCGGTGCGGGTGCCGGTGGTGCGCTACGGCTCACGACCGAGCAGATCCAGCTGTTGGTCGCGTGGTTTGCCGTCGATGCTCGAGGCCGGTTCCTGTGGCGTCGTGCGTGCTGGCGGCTGCCGAAAGGCTGGGGTAAGTCTCCGCTGGCTGCGGCGTTGGCGTACGTCGAGCTCGTCGGCCCGGTGGTGTTCGACGGGTTCGACGCTTCGGGGCACGCTGTCGGCCGGCCGCATCCGTCGCCGTGGGTGCAGATCGCTGCGGTGTCCGAGGATCAGACGGACAACACGCACGTCCAGCTAATGGAGATGTTGCGCGATTCGCCGGCGGTCGATGAGCGCCGCCTTGAGGTGGGCGTGACCCGGGTGCAGTTCAAGGACCGGCCGGGCAGGTTGGAGCCGGTGAGCGCCGCCGCTGGTTCTCGTGAGGGCCAGCCGCTGACGGCTGCGATCCTTGACGAGACACATCTTTGGAATCGGACGAACGGCGGCCGGTTGCTTGCGCAGGTTCTTCGCCGGAACGTGGCGAAGATGAATGGCCGGACGATCGAGACGACGAACGCCTTCGCTCCTGGCGGTCGGTCGGTGGCCGAGGAGACGCACGAGGCGGTTCTGTCGGGCCGCAGCGCCGGAGTGCTGTACGTGGCTCGTGAGGCGCCGCAGGTCGAAGACCTGGGCGACGTCGAGGCGTTGCGGGCCGGGTTGCGGGTCGTCTACGGCGATTCGACTGCGTGGATCGATGTCGATCGGATCGTCGAGGAGATCGCCGACCCGGCGACGGAGCCGAGCGAGGCCCGGCGGTTCTATTTGAATCAGATCGTGGCGCCCGAGGAGTCGCTGGTCGATCTGGTCGTGTGGCAGCAGTTGGTCGACGCCGACGGTCGCCTCGTGGAAGGCGACACGATCGCTATCGGGTTCGACGGTGCCGATACGGGCGACGCTACGGCGATCATCGCCGTGCGGTGGCCGGATTGGCTGGTGGTGCCGATTCACGTGTGGGAACGTCCGCAGGGCGTGACGGACTGGCAGACCCCTCGGGCCGAGGTCGATGCGGTGATCCGGCAGACGTACGCGCGTTACCGGGTGGTGCGTGGGTACTACGACCTCCCGCACTGGCAATCGGAGATCGACGCTTGGGCCGGCGAGTTCGGCAAGTCGGTGGCCCGGTGGCCGCATTCGTCGGACAACCGGATCGGTCCGGCGCTGGAGCGGTTGTCGACGATGGTTCGTGAGCGGACGCTGCGGCACACTGGCGACCCGTTGCTGCTGCGGCATCTGGCGAACGCTCGCCGTGAAGCCGCTCGAGGTGGGAAGTTCCGGCCGGCTCGACGCCATCAAGGCCAGCCGATCGACGCCGCCTCGGCGTTGTGCGGCGCGTTGGCGGCGCTCGGTGATGCGGTGGCGCACGGCGAGATCCAGTCGGGTGCCGATTTCCCGGCGATGTTCGTGTCGCTGAACGACTTGTGATTAGGAGGTGCCGATGAGCTTCATGGTGGGGCTGTTGCAGGTCGTCGGTGTCGTCGTGATCGCTGTCGGTGTGGCGATGTGGTCGGTTCCGATGATGCTCATCGTCGTTGGTGCGTTGCTTGTGTCGGCCGGGGTGCAGGTCGAGCGCCAGGCGTCGAAGGGCGCGTGATGTTCGCTCGGCTGTTCGGCGTCGGTGGCGGCGACGAGTCACGCGTCGTGCGTGACCCGGCGTGGTCGCAGTGGGCGACCGGCTCGGACATCCCGACGATGTCCGGCAACACCTACGCCGGGGTGCGCGTGTCGTCCGATCAGTCGATCGAGGCGTCGGCGGTCCTCGGGTGCACGACGCTGATCTCGGACATCATGGCGACGATGGACGTGCGCCAGATCTCGCGCGTGACCGGCCAGGATGTGCCGGTGCCGGCGGTGTGGCTCGATGAGCCGCAACGGTCGACGGATTGGCCGTCGTGGCTGTTCGACGCAACGATGGGTTGGCTCCTCGACGGTGAGTTGTTCCTGAAGCCGTTGCGGGTGAATGGCGTGGTCGAGCGGATCGCAGCGATCGACGCCGACCGGGTGACCGGCAACGAGGCGGACGGTTGGCGGATCGACGGCAAGCCTGCGGGCGAGTTGCTGCACCGGATCAGGTGGCGTCGGCGTCGTGCCGATGAGCGGGGCACGCCGGTGGTCGACATGGCGCGTGAGGTGATCGGCGCTGCGATCGCTGCGCAACGGTTCGGCGGCGCGTTCTTCGGGCAGTCAGCGATCCCGCCGGTCGTGCTCGAGCTGCCAGGCGCGCCAACGACCGAACAGTTGAAGCAGATTCGGGAGAACTGGATTAGGCATCACGGCGGCTACGGGAAGGTCGGCCTGCCTGGCGTCGTGACCGGTGGCGGCACCGTGAAACAGCTCACGATGTCACCTGAGCAGTCGCAGTTCTTGCAGACGCGCCGATTCTTTGCTGCCGAGATCGCCTCGAACCTGTTCCACCTGCCGCCCGAGGTGGTCGGTGTGACGATGGACGGCAGGTCGATCACCTACCAGAACATCGAAACCCGGTGGGCCGACATCCTGCGGTCGGGTGTCATGCCGTGGATGACCCGGTGGCGGCACGTTCTTCGTCGAATGCTGCCAGCGTCGGACGACATCGTGTTCCTGCCGGACAAGTACCTACAGGCCGACACTAAGACGCGTTGGGCGACCTACGCGACCGGCATCGAGGCCGGATTTACGACGCCGGCCGAGGTGCGCCGGCTCGACCCACTGCTCGAGGGCGGAGGACCGACACGATGACGATGATCGAGTACCGGGAGCTTCGGCAGGTCGAGGTCCGTGCCGACGCGCCGGATCACATCATGGGGTGGGCGTGCCGGTTCGGTGAGCCGACCGACCTTGGCGTGTTCACTGAGGTGGTGGCGCCGGGCGCGTTCAGTCGCACCGTGTCGCAGCAGTCCGGGAAGATTCGACTGTTGGCCGGCCATGATCCGTCGGCGTTGCCGCTGGGGACGATCACCCGATTGGAGGAACGTGTTGCCGGCCTGTGGCTCGAAGCGAGGATCGCCGACACGTCGACGGGTCGTGACGTCATGGCGCTCGCCCGTGGCGGGCATCAGCTCGGGTTGTCGATCGGGTTCAGCGTCGCCGGTGCCGGTCAGTCTTGGTCGGATGATCGTCAGGTCAGGACGCTGACCGAAGTGCGACTGCACGAGGTATCGGTCGTCGGCGCGCCGGCCTACCCGAACGCCGAGGTGGTCGGCGTCCGGTCGCTCGATGCGCTGCTGTCGGCGACCGCCTCGCTGCGGGTCGGGAAGGTGCTATCGGCTGCGAACACGGCGAAGGTTCGGGAGGCGATCAACGCGCTGACGGATCTCCTCGCTGCTGCGGAGCCGATGCCGCCGATGATGGCCGAGGACTACCAAGGCGACGAGTACGACGACATGGAGGACCGGACAATGCCGTATGCGGTGTCTCGCAACGCGTCGGGCTGCAACGGTTGGGCTGTCGTCAAGGACGGCACGGGCGAGGTGATGGGTTGCCACCGCACCCGTGCCGAGGCCGAGGATCAGCTCACGGCGTTGAACATCGCCGAGTTCGGCGAGCGTCAGGTCGACACGACACCGCCTCGCTACGTGCAGCGCGCTGCGGCTCGTGGCCTGGAGTTGCGCGCCGATGGTTTCGGGGGCGACGGCCTGGTCGAGCGCACGATCCGTGAGGCCCGGGACATGGCGGCCGGCCGGATGTCTGAGGACAAGGTGATCCGGGCGAACGCGTGGGTTGCTCGTCATGCGGTCGATCTGCGTGCTGCTGCCAACACCGACCCGGACGCTGACGGCTGGCCGGGCCCGGGTGCTGTCGCCCATTACTTGTGGGGCGTCGACCCGCTCAACCCTGCACCGGCGCGCGCCTGGCTGGCGCAACGTGCCGAGATGATCGCCGCCGAACGGGCGGCCGATGACGAGATCGCCCTCCGGCTCGCGCTCGCAAAGGCCGAGCTGGTTATCGCCGGCTTCGACTGAGGACGGCGTACCGCACGACCCGACCACCCGACCCCGGTCACCCGGCAGGCTCGGTCACGTCTTGCATCCCACAACGAATCAACGCTCAAGGGAGCAACGACATGGATCAGATCAAGACCTGGCATGAGGCGCGTCTCAACGCCGCAACCGAACTGCGCAAGCTCGTCGAGGACATCAAGACCGGCAAGGTCGAGTTCACGGCCGAGGTGCGCGCCGAGCTCGATCGGTTGAACCAAACGATCGACGACACGCAAAGCGCCATCCAGACGATGCAGCGCGCCGAGGAGGCGACGAAGGTCGCCGATCAGGCTCGCGCTGAGTGGGAGCGCACCGTCCGGCCCGAGGTGCTCGACGCCCGGGACGCCAAGCATGCCAACGAGTTCTTGTCGTTCCTGAAGGGCGAGCGCCGCTCAATCGACATGGATTTTCGTCAGGTCGCCAAGGAGTCTGAACTGATCCGTCAGGGCATTGGCGGCAAGGAGTTCCGTGACCTGCTCAAAGTGGCGGCAGCCAGTGGCGGCGACACGGTCCCGACGACGCTCCTTCGACAGCTCTACGTCTATCTTCAGACGTTCGCGGCGATCCGTCAGACGAACGTCCGCATCGTGACCACGGCCTCGGGCGAGAACCTGGACATGCCGACGGTTGCGACCTACGGCACGGCTTCGCTGCGCGGTGAGGGTTCGGCGCTCGGCGAGAACGATGCGACGTTCGGGAAGGTCACGGTCGGGGCGTGGAAGTACGGCCAGATCGTGCAGGTGTCGAGAGAACTCCTCGACGATTCCGGGGTCGATATCCTGTCGTTCGTCGCTGAGGACGCCGGTCGAGCGCTCGGCATCGCGACCGGCGCTGCGTATTTGAACGGCACCGGGAGCAACCAGCCGACCGGCGCGCTCGTGGCCTATGCCACTGGCGTGACCGGTCAGAACGGCGCCACGGGTCTGCCGTCGTACACGAACCTCGTCGACCTGACGTACAGCGTGACCGCTCCGTACCGGCGTCGTGGCTCGTACTGGATGTTCCGGGATGCGACCGTCGGCAAGATCCGAGGCATCGTCGACACGACCGGCCAGCCGATCTGGACGCCGACGATGGTGCCCGGCCAGCCCGACCGGCTGCTCGGCTACTCGGTGATCGAGGACCCGGCGATCGCTGCGATGGCGACCGGTGTCGTCACCGGCATCTTCGGCGACTTCAGCGGGTTTGTGATCCGTGACGTCGGGGCGATGCGGTTCGAGCGCAGCGACGACTTCGCGTTCGACGCCGACCTGATCTCGTTCCGGGCGGTGATGCGCACCGATTCGAAGGTGCTCGACGCCGCATCGCTGCGCGTCTACCGCGGCGGCACGGCCTGATCCCGTTGGGCGACGGGAGGCCGGAGGGCTTCGGTCCTCCGGCCACATCGCCCAATAACTGACCCCACCGTCGCCCAACGGGAGGAAACCTTGCCTGTTCATCGTGTGCGTGTATCGCTCGAGGACGGCCTGGCGCCGCTCATTGACCTCATCGCCGCTTTGGAGGCTTCCAACGACGAGATCCTCGGCGTGTTCGAGCACGCTGGCGAATGGGCTGTCGTGACCAAGCCGCCGAAGTCTCGCCGGGAGACGCGATGAAGATCGCGTGGGCGTCGAACGCTCCGTGGTGCGCAACCGGTTACGGCGCGCAGACCGCTCAGGTGACCAAACGCCTCAAGGCTGACGGGCACGACGTGGCGATCGTCGCGAACTACGGCTTGCAGGGTTCTCGGTTGTCGTGGCAGGGGATGAAGGTGTACCCGTCCGGCTGGGAGCAGTGGTCGAACGACGTTATGGCGGCGCACGCTGCCGATCACCTCGCCGACGAGCCCGGCTGGCTGGTGACGCTGTTCGACGTGTGGGCGCTGCGAAACCCGATGTTGCAGCGGCTGAACGTGGCGTCGTGGGTACCGGTCGATCATGAGCCGGTGCCGCCTGCGGTCGTGGAGTTCTTCCGCAACTATGGGTCGGTGCCGATCGCCATGTCGCGCTTCGGTGAGCACGAGCTGCGGCTGGCTGGCCTGGAGCCGCTGTACGTGCCGCACGGCATCGACACGGCGCTGTATCGGCCGACGTCGACGATCGGGGACCAATCGGCTCGTGAGGCGCTCGGCCTGCCGGTCGATGCGTTCGTCGTGGGGATGGTCGCGAACAACAAGGGCCGCCGGCCGCCTCGCAAGGCGTTCGACGTCAACTTCTTGGCGTTCGCCGCTTTCCAGCGTGCCTGCCCGAAAGCGGTGCTCTACGTGCACGCGGAGCGGGATGGCATCGGCGACGGCGTCAACCTTGCAAGGTTGGCGCAGGCGTGCGGCATCCCGGAATCGGCGATTTTCTTCGCCGATCAGTATGCCTACCGCCAGGGGCTGCCTGATCGGGTGATGGCCGGGCTGTATTCGTCGTTCGACGTGCTCCTGGCATGCTCTCGTGGCGAAGGATTCGGCATCCCGGTCATCGAGGCGCAGGCGTGCGGCGTGCCGGTCATCGTCACGGACTGGACCGCACAACCCGAGCTGGTCGGCGCCGGTTGGCGGTGCAACTATCGGCGCGAATGGGACGACGATCAGGGCTCGTGGTGGGCGATGCCGATGCCCGAGGACATCGTCGGCGCGCTGCTCGAATGCTGGCAGGCCGATCCGATGATGCGGCACGACTGGTCGATCGAGGCGCAAGCGTTCGCCGCTCGGTACGACGCCGACCTCGTCTATGCGCAGTATTGGCGGCCGGTGCTCGAGGCGCTCGGCGCTCGCATCCCGACCGCTGCGCCGCTGGCCGGGATCGGGGCGGCACGATGAAGGTCGCCGCAGCGGTGTTGACGTATCGGGCGATTTCAACGGGTCGTGTCGGACTACTCACCGAGGCGGTCGAGTCGCTCGACGAGGCCGACGGCGTGTGGATCGTCGACAACGGGTCGGATGACGGCTCGGCGGCGCTGGTCGAGGGGCTCGGCGGGTGGTCGCATCTGTGGCCGATTCACACGTCGGGGCACGGGACGAACCTGTGCGCCCGGATCCTTGCCGCAACCGACGCCGATCTGTGCGTGCTGTCAGACGACGACATGGCATGGCGTCCGGGGTGGCGTGCGCACCTCGAAGCGTGGTGGACCACCGCACCGGACGACGTGTGGCTGACCGGCTGTCACCTCGAACCGGCCTACCCGTGGAACCAGATCCGGGCGACGATCCGATGCGGTGGTGTGTCCGGCCTCGTGCGTGCATCGACCGGGGCGGCGTCGTGGTCTTACCGGCGGGCCGATCATGAGCGCATCTTCCCCATTCCGCAGCAGGTGCAGGGCTGGGGTGACGTGCCGGCCTGCGATGCGATCGAGGACAAGGGCGGTCGGGTCTGCCAGATCGACCTCGCCGACCATGCCGGTCACGGGATGTCGACGTGGGGCAACCAGACGCAGACGAAGTACGGCCACGACCTCGACGAGGTGCGCAAGCTGGTGACCCGATGAAGGTCGGCATCACCGGCGGCGCCGGGTTCATCGGCTCGTGGCTGACGACCGAACTGCTCGGTCGAGGACATGAGGTCGTGTGCTTCGACCGGCTCGGCCAGGCGCCGCCCGGTGCGATCCCGTTCTTGGGTGACGTTCGAGACGCAACAGCGGTCACAGAACTGGCGGCGTCGGTCGATGGGATCCTGCACCTGGCGGCCGTGCTCGGCACGGCTGAGACGATCCTGAACCCGAGGCCGGCCGCCGAGACGAACATCCTCGGCTCGCTCAACGTGTACGAGGCCGCAGCGCAATACGGGCTACCGGTGGTTAATGCGGCCGTCGGGAACGCTCGAATCGGGCGCGGCACCTACAGCGTGACCAAGACCTGCGCTGAGGACTTCGTGCCGATGTTCGTGCACGATCGGGGGCAACGGTTCGTGTCGGTGCGTCCGATGAACGCCTACGGGCCTGGGCAGAAGGCGCCGGCGCCGTGGGGTTCGTCGAAGGTTCGCAAGATCATCCCGACGTTCGTTTGTGCGGCGCTGACCGGTCAGGACGTGACGCTGTACGGCGCAGGCGCGCAGGTCTCCGATTGTGTGTTCGTCGGCGATGTCGCTCGGGTCATGGCTGCGGCGTTGGAGCACGCCGCCGGTTCGGATCCGCTCGCCGACCGGCCGATCGAGGTCGGGCCGTTGCAGTCGCACACGGTGCGAGAGGTCGCCGAGATCGTCTGTCGGCACGCCGGCGGTGGTCGTCTCGTGGATCTGCCGATGCGTCCCGGCGAACCGGTAGGGGCGATCGTGCGGGCCGATCAGTCGACGCTGGCACCGCTCGGGGTCGACCCGGCCGGGTTCGTTGCGCTCGAGGACGGGATCCGACACACCGTCGAGTGGTTCGCCGCCAACGAGGGCGTGACGTGGCACTCGTGATCCCTCGGGTCGTACATCGGATGTGGTTCGGGACGAAACGGATGCCCGAGGAGTACCGGGCCTACGGGCGGGCGTGGCAGCGTCTCGGTTACGAGCTGCACACCTGGACCGAAGCCGATCTCGGGCCGCTGCTCAACCAAGATGCGTTCGACGCCATCGGCGCCGGCGGCGTCAACGTCGGTGCTGGCAATCCCGAGGTCGGGGTAGCCGTGCAGCGTGCCGATGTCGTCGGCTATGAGCTCGCGTACCAGTTCGGCGGGATCGTGGCGAACACGGACATCGAGCCGTTGCGGTCGTTCGACGATCTCCTCGACGGCGTCGAAGCGTTCGCATGTTTTGAGCAAGGCGACTTCGTGTCGAATGCGCTTATCGGTGGCGTGCCGCAACATCCGTTCTGGCGTGCGGTGATCGACCGTCTGCCGGTGCGGCTCGGGTTCACGCAACACCTGTCGATGAACGAGCAGACGGGCCCGCACTTGTTGTCCGAGGTGCATCGGATGCGTGACGACCTGACCGTGTTCCCGGCCTGGACGCACTGCCCGTACCTCTACGGCGACATGGGCAAAGAAGGCCGGCCGCATCTTTGGGAGACGCCGGGACCGCCGTATGCCGAGCATCACTGGGGCCATCGTCACCCGGAGCTGTTGGAGGACTAATGGCCATCACCAACGGGTATTTGACGCTCGCCGAGGCAACCTCGTGGCTTCGGATCACGGACAGCGTCGACGACACGATCATCGAGGGCTTGGTCGAGGCCGCCTCGCGAATGATCGACCAGTATTGCGGGTGGCAGTTCTTCCAGGACGCCAACGCCACGGCGCGCACGTTCATCGCACCGATGGGGTTGTTCTGTCCGTGCGATCCCATCTCCACGACCTCCGGTCTGATCATCAAGACCGACGACGACGACGACGGGTCATTCGAACGCACCTGGACGAGCGCCGAGTACCAGCTCGAGCCGGTGAACAACCTCGCCAAGGGCTACGCCTCCTGGTACGTGCGGGCAACCGGACGCGCCTCGGGGCCGATCTTCCCGCGATCGTTGGCGAATGCTCTCGTGCAGATCACCGCCCGTTGGGGCTGGCCGTCGGTGCCGCCGCAGGTGACGCAGGCGTGTCGACTACAGGTTGCACGACTCAACATGCGGCGCCAAGCACCCGGCGGCGTGCTCGTGTCCCCTGATCTCGGTGTCGCCGAACGGCTTTTCGCCGCAATCGACCCCGACGCCAAAGTGCTCCTCGATCCGTTCCGACGCATGGATGACCTGTGACCGGTCCGGCCGGCCCGTCGTCGGTGTCGATCGTCCGAGCGGCGATCGCGTCGACGTTGCGCGCTGCCGGGATCGACCGTGTTTTCGAGTTCCCGAACGCCGGGTTGACGCCGCCAGCGGCCGAGGTTGCGCTCGATCTGCTGACGTATGACGCTGCCATGCGAGGCGGAGGAGACCGCCTGCTGTTCATCGTGCGGCTGTACGTCGGACGCGCCGATGACCGGTCGGCCGTGCTCAAGCTCGACGAGTTCCTGTCGTCGGTGCCGGCTGCGATCAACGACGACCCGACGCTGCTGACGGCCTGCCATTCGGCGCGTGTCATCGAGGCACGGTCGTACGGCGCCTATCAGGTCGGCGAGGCCACGCTGCTCGGCGTCGAGTTCTTGATCGACGTCGTAGCGAAGCAACTCGACCTGCTCGACGGCGCTGTCGCCTGGTTCGACGCGTCTGCGTGATCGCCCACCAACCCAACCCAGGAGGCCCTTCCGATGCCTTTCGTCCACGGCCGTAACGCGGCCTTCTATCTCGCCGATTCCGGC